CCGTGGGAAGCGTGCCAGCCGCGGCTGCCTTCGACCACCAGACTTGGCTGCCATAGTTGGTGGTCCCTTCGCTGATGTTGAGCGCCATCAGATGGTATTTCGTGGCCCTGATCGCCTTGCAGGTTGCGCCCGCCGGCCAGCCCGGGAGTACTTGCATATCGCTGGCCGTGGACAGGTTCCAGTACATGGGCGGGTTGCTGCCGTTGTTCAATACGGGGATGCCGTTCAAGATGCAGCCGCACCAGTCGCCGGCCTCACTCGGGGACAGTCCACCCGCCGGGGTCAAATCCCAATGATTGGTGCCGTCCGTGACGGCCACGCTGGCCACACCGCAATACAGCCAATACGACTCCGCGCCAACAATCACGTTCATTGCAAACAGCGGGTCGCGGTTGTACAGCGGATCCGCAAACCGCCCATACCCGCCGACGCGGTACGTCATGCCGTCACGAAAGGCGACGTTTGCGCCGCCGGTCCAGTTGTCGCCGCTGACTTCCTCGGGTGGCTTGTCCAGCACGATCCCCAAATGTGCCAGCGCCACAGGTTTGGCCTGTTTCATGGCAGGCCCACCGCTTGCCAAAAGATCGCGCCGCTATTGCTCCCGGTGTTCGTGTAGTAGCCCACCCCGAAGTTGGCCGCGTTGATCTGCGTGACGTTCAGGCCGTAGATGTTGGAGCCGGACCACGCCTGACAGTTGGCGTTTACGGTCCATGGCGCGCTGAAGGCGGTCGGGAAGCTGATCAGGCCGGACGTGTTGGGACTCAGGCCCGCAGCGAACATGCCCCACTGGCGCATGATCCCGTCGATCACCTGATAGCCGTTCTGCGCCTTGAGGAACAGGCCGGCGGGTAGCAGCCGCTCCCACGGACTCCACGTCGTGCCGTTGTACCAAAAGCGCTGGAATGTCGCCCGGGTCAGAATGCTGGTGAAGGTCTGTTGACTCCAATCGGCGCTGTAGGTCTTCAGCTCCAGCACGGCGGGGCTGGCCTGTTCACCGGCTGGACAGTTCACCCACGACGCGCCGAGCCATTTGCCGTTATAGCCAACCTTGGCATATGGCCCCCAGTTGAGGTCAGCGTTTGCCGTTGCGGACATGGTGACGCCGACGCCGAACGATCCCGGTGTCAGGATCGCCGCGCCGCCCGTGTCCACCAGACTGGTCTGCCCGGGCGTGTTGATCACGTCACGGAACAGCCGCGCCGCGTTCCACACCCCGTTGACCTTGACTTGACTGTACAGCGTGCCGTTGTCGTGCGGCGCGATCAGACGCCACGCGAACCCGGCCACCGGGTTATCCACGTACAGCATGTAACTGTTGATCTGCACCGGGAGGAATCCGGCGGCCTGCGCGTTGACGTAATAGAACCCGCTCGCAAGGTCAGCGGTATTTATCAACCCCTCGTTGATCGTGATCGCCGGCCCGCCCAACCCGAAGGCGCCGGCCAGCAGCATGGAGTTAATTTCCGACTCCGTGCGGGTGATCGGGATCCCTTGCGTGAACCCGGAAAACTGGTTTTTCAGTACCGACTTGATCACCCGCAAGTGGTCATCGCCTTGGCTTTTCGGGTCGGTCCCCTCGGGATTGGTCGCAACCAGCTGAATGATAAAATTCGCAAGTTCGAGGCTCATGGCGCGGGGTTCTCCGGCGTGATCACCAGCGGCGTGGTGCCGGCGCGGGTCGTGTAATACGCCGCTACCTGATCCTGATAGAGCTGGTCGTAATAGGCCGCCGTTTCAATCTCGACAATGAATTCATAGAGCGCTTTCATCGACGGATAGAAGAACAGTAGCCAGTTGGTCGCCAGTATTTCGTTGGTGTCCGCCGGGGCGTTGAGCGCTGGCATGTCCAGCCCCAGCCGATAGTTGAGCATCACCCGGGCATCGTTCACGAACAGGGGGATTTGTGTCCCCATGTCCTTCCGGTGACTGGTGCGCTCGATCTTGTCGCACAGCTCTGTAAAGGTCATAACAGGCGCCCCGCACTGGTTGACGACGCGCCGCCATAGGCGTTAATCGTGCCGACGTTGAGGGTTAGGGTTTTGCCGGTGTCGCCGGCCTTGACGGTGTAACTGACGCCACCGGACTGCACCAGACCACCGTTGAGATACCACGTGAACACCAGCGGCCCGACGTTCACCCATTGCCCGGGGTCGCCGTTCATCACAGAGCCCACCGTGGTGGTTGCGCCCGTGATCGACGGGGGCAGCGTGTTGCGCGGTCGGGCATACACCCGGGCGGGAAAGCTGAAAGGCTGCGCCGTGCTGATCGGGTTCTTTCCGAAACGGATCATAGAGCCACCTTGAACGGGCGCGACTCGGGATGATCCACGAATCGCGCCCACTCCGTGTTGTACTGTTTGGGATCGCTCCAGCAGCCCAGCGTGTCGGGGTTCATCCGCTCCAGAAATTCCATTTCCTCATGGCTCAGATGCAATGCCCACCGCATGGTCTTACTCGCTAGATCCCGGATCGTCAGCCGTTGCAGCTGTTGCCTTGTTTCGGCTGCCCTTGGATCTATCCAGACGTTGTACTTCGGCATGTTCGAACCCCTCCCACGTCTTCAGCTCGTCGCCGTCAATGTCGGCTTCGATACTGTCCCCGGGCGCGATCAACTCGCCCCCGGGGCCACCGATAGGCCGGTCATAGACGTTGGTGATCTTGACGTTCATGTCAGGCCACCACAGACAAGGCTTCGTCAATGGCATAGATCGCGCCCTGACTCAGCTCGTTGAGGACAAGGAACGACCATTCCACCGACATCAGGTTTTTATCGGAAAGGCCGGTTTTCCCCAGCGGTTCCACCTGATAGCCGCGCAGATAGGACTGGCGCAAGTGCGCCGGATCCACCATGTACATGGTCGAAGTTGCGGCTGCATCGACAGGCTGCAAGCGGTTGTCACGCATCTGCACGGTCTGGCCGAAGTCGGTCACAAACACGTTGACCGAACCATAGGCCGTCAGGCTTTTGGGTTCGCTTTGGGTTTGCGTGGCTTGCATGTTCGCGACACGGGCGGTCGAAGTGAACAGGTACTCACTGAGTTTCCGGATCACGGGTGGTCGCGCCATCAGCATTTGCGTGTTGCCGCCAGCCTCGTACACCTTCTGCAAGATGTCGCGAATGGTGGTTTCCGACAGTGCGCGCTTCGTGCCCGGGGTCGGGGCCACAAATAGCCCGGTGCCCGCGTTGAACCCACCGGCCACGCCCGTGGCGCCCAAACTGATGTTGGTCTTGAGCTGCGCACCGAACCCGGCGGACTTGCCGGCGATGGTGTCACCGTCACCGACCACGCTGCCCTGTATGGTCAGCTGGATGGCCTCAACGTCCCGGCGCAATTCCTTCTGGCGCTGCATCACCTGATGCGACATCGACGCCATGTTGCCAATGCTATTGGCCGCTTCGGCGCTGTGCGACACCTGCACTTCTTTGACAGAGATTTGCGTGTAGTTGGCTAAGCGGTTGCCCAGCTTGGTGTTGTTCTGGCTGATGTCGGCACCGTCTACCACAGCGTTGCCGGTGTTCGGAACGGCCAATTGGTCTTCAGTCCATTCGGCCTTGCGGTTTGTGTGTTTGCCTTTCGAGATGGCATCAGTCAGCGGGAGGGGAATGTTTGAGATGTCCCAAATCTGGTTCATCACGTCTTCACGGATAACGCCCCCGGCGGTTTGCGCGGAGGCGTCTTGGTGGTCGAGATTGGTGGTACTCATGGCCTAGCCCTGTAGTAGCAGGTCCACGGCCTTGGTTTGATCGGCAATGTTGCCGGTGCGTTTGGCCGTGTCCACAGCGTTGGAAAGTTCCGTTGACCTTGTGCGGGGTGGTGGCACCTTCGCCTTCGGTTCGGGAGTTCTCACAGGCTTGACAGTGGCTTTAGCGGTCTTGATGGCTGCCTTCAATCTCGTGAAGTCATTCAACATCTTGACCACGCGATGGTCAGTCACTTGTTGCAGGTCCACGCCGTACTCTTTCCCCAGCTCGAAAATGGCCGTGCGGCCTTTCTCAAAACTGGCCTGATCCTTCCATTCCGGGATAGCCGACAGCATGAGGCTGTGTTGCTCTTGCAGATGTTGCGCCTGCTGCTGTTGGATCTGCTGCTTTGCCTCGGGTGGCAGGTTCAGGTACTGGCTGTATTCCTGTAGCTCGCGGTACTGATTCATCACCTTGTTTTCACGCTCGATCAGGTCCACTACTTTGGCGTCATGCGCCTGATAGAAGTCCTTCAGCTCGCCAAGGGTCATTTTCTGGCCGTTGGACAGCGGTATCTCTTGCGTGTAATCCACTGCCTTGGCGTCCGGGTCGCCCGTCTCCGGGTCCGCGTCCGCGTCTGTTTCACTTTCTTTCGCTGCTGCTGGCTCTCGCCCCGGCGCAGTGTCCGGCACCGTCTCCGGCTTCTTGCCTGATAGCAGGTTCTCGACCTGCTCCAGTTCCGACAGCTTAGGCGCGTTTTCGTCCTTCGTCGTTATTTCGTGACTGGTGGTGTCTTCATGCTCAACCGTCGAAGCGCTCAAATCTGACATTCAGTTTCTCCCGTACCCGGTCCAAAACGTCGAGTTCATTCAGCAACCGGAAGCGGTCGCCGGTCTTGTGGCGTAGATCCGCGATAATGTCCGCGTCCACGTCGTCTACACACTTCAGCACCTGCGCCCGCAGTAGCTTCAGCTCGATTTCGGTCATCGTTGGGTTTCCTTCGGCATGGTGGCCGTGCGAATTTTCGTCACGTTGTCCGCTGTCATCTGCGCTTCTTTTACTTCAGCGTCCAGCTGATCGCTCCAGACCTTGTACTGAAGGTCGCGGCGCTGTTTCTCCAGTTCAAACGCCTGCACCTGCTGTTGCAGGTCGGTGATTTGCTTCTGCTGCGCCTGCATCTGCTGCGCCTGCTGTTGCGATTTCCCATCCATGGCCTGTTTCGCCTCGGGACTGGTCGGATCAATCAGGTACTGTTCCGGCGTGTCGAGGTCGCTCGCCCGGCACCAATCACACATCGCGTTGTAGACCTTCGCCAAACTGGTCAACACACCGTCGCCACCCTGCGCCAGTATTTCGCCCTGTTTGCCGATCACCGTGTTTAGGGCGCCGATCCGTTGCGCCTTCTGCGCGCTGGTCATGCCCATTGTGATGTTGAGGTTCTCCCGCTCCGGCCATTCCCCGGTGTTGGTCTGCTGCCACTTGCCCCGGATCTTGGCGGACGTCTGGCCGGCAAGGTCAGAGCGCAGCAGCTTGTGTACGCGCATGAATGCCGGCTTCAGCAGGGTTTCGACCAGATTGGACGCGAACCACCCGGCCATCTGTTCGACCTGCGCCAGCTGGCCGGCGGCTGCTGTCGCGCTGGACTTCATCACCTGCGCTTGCAGCTCGTTGATGTCCACGCTCGATCCGACACGCGCCACCCGGATATGGTCCAGATAGGCCAGCCCGGCCATGGCTTGCGGGCCTATGTCGGTCGCCGGGAGCGGCGCGATACAGTCCAGCGGCGCGGCCTTGGTGCGGACTACGCCATTCAACCGGCCATTGGTCAGGTCATCCATGTTCACCCGGCCTTCCATCGCCGCGACACGGCTGCCATTCATCACCGTCAGGTTGTCCATGTAGTTCCTGAGTACGTGCGTTTTGCCGGCTTGGATTGAGCCAATCAGCTCATACAGCCCTTTGCCCTGTACCCGGTGCGGCATCGGTACGGCGGATCCGGTCACGAACGGCACCGATTCCGCCGACTCATTCTTCAGAATCTCATTGCCCCCAATCCACACATACCGCCGCTCTGTCTTGTTGCTGTCGTTGCCGCTCAGCAGCTGGTAACAGCAGTACACCTCCCGCAGCTGCTGGGAGGTCTGCGCGGACTTGTCGTCGAGGTTGTTTTGATAGACGCCAGCCCGGGCACGTACCGCCGGCCAGCTGCTGGCCGAACCTAGCGGGATCTGGTCGATCACCTTGTCACTGATGCCCAGCGCGGACAGCTGGCCGTCCGTGTACAGCTTGCGCTGGCCCACAAAGCGCAGTTCGTTTAGATCCTCCTGTCCGGCGCCTTCGCTGAATAGCATGTCCTCCGGCGGGATCGCTTCGAAGGTCAACACGGTTTTGGTGGTTTCGCGCTTCACCGTCGTTTTCAGGCTGCTGACTTTGATCGTCACCTTCTGGCGCGGCGCGGTCGGCTGGCTCAGCACGTAATACTG